GTACTCGCCAGTGCGCTCGTTGCTGGCGTAGTGGTTCCACCGCTTCCCGCCGGCCTTGCACATGGCCGTGGCGTTCACAAAGCCATCCGCCTCGCGGCGCTGAATTGCGCAGCCGTTCCACTGCCGGGCCTCGATGCCGGCCGACAGCAGAGCTGGGCCGCAGTTCGCGTTCTTCATGGGTTATCCCGCTCGGGGCGGGAAGTAGTGAGCCCCTGACATCCCTGCCAAGGTCCTCAAAGCGTAGGGCTAATCGCCCGCGTTTTGTCAAGCGATTGTTACGCCGGGTCGTTGGATGAGGTTTCAGGGAGGCCACTACAAACCCCCCACCCCTGCCCTGATTCCCAGTCAGGGACTGGTGTTGTATTCGGGCCAACCCGGACTGCTGCAGGTTATCCCAGATAGCCCAGTGCAAACTCAAATGCTGCGGGGTTGCTCTGTCCCTGTCTTGATCTAGGATAGACCCGAATCACCACCCCATTCCCAGATCACATGAACGCCATCAAAACCATTGCGCACAGCTTGATGCAGTGGCTCAATGGAGACCGCATGACCGAGATCATGGTTGACCTTGACTCCGACGAGGTGGAGCGGCTGGAGGCGATGGCCGCCGTGCAGGGGGTCACTGTTGACAAGCTGGCGGAGGAGTTGCTGAGCAAAGGGCTGCAGCAGTTGGAGGCGAGGTGGCCTTTTGTGTCGCCCCTGTCCTGACCTAGGCTACCGAAGGAGCGATCCAAGCCCAGGGAGGTAGTAGCCCCTGGGCTTTTTTATGCTCACCCCTCGCCAACCTCTCGCCCCTGGCTGATCAGCAGCGCCCGGTAGTGCCCCATCACCACCCCGAGGCTCCGATGCACCAGGCAGGAGCCACCGGAGCAGACGCGCCACAGGCGCTGCCCAGGCCGGCTGTCTGAGATCACCAAATGCACCTGACCGTCAATATCCACCTCAGGCGTTGTCGTAGATGGTGTAAACCTGGCCCAGCACCATCAGGCTGGCGCCGTACTTCACCAGAGCGCCTGCATCGCCCTCCTCTTGCTTGGAAGTGATTCGGCCGTAGCAGAGCTTCTTCTCAGTGGTGCCACCAGGCCCGACCCGCAGATACTTAACGGCGAGCTTCTCGGCAACACCTAACTGACGAATGACCTCCATGATCTTGTGATCGACCGATTTATGCACGGTCATACCCTTAAAGGCGATGCTGGAGTCGGTATTGATTCCGATAGAGATTGAAGCGCCGCGGGTTACCTGATCGTGCGTGAGAACTTTCTCGTCCTGTTCCTGCGTCGAGAGGGGGGCGCCGGTGACGTTGAGGAGCTGGATCGGCTTGCCGGTTCCATCCAAGGGGTAGAGGCCCGTGGTCACGGTGCCAGCGGCAACGGCGGCCGAGGTGATGTTGGCGCCGGTGAGGGCATAGCTCACGGTGAAGGGGGAGGCGGTGGTAACCCCCGTCACGGTGAAGGTGCCGTTACAGCTCGCGAAGGGGCTCGGAAGGGCGGCCACGGTGATCCGCTCGCCCACGAGCACACCAGCAGCGGCGTTGAGGGTCAGGGTCACCGCGTTGGTAGCGAGCGCCGCATTGGTGACGGTGCGAACCACGCCGTTCACATTCAGCTGGAAGGTGGAGGCCTCCCCACTGGTGCTCACAGCCCCGGCGCCGCCGATCGCGTTGGCGGTGTTCAGCCAGGCGCTGAGGTTCGCACCGTTGTTGGCGGCGGCGGCAGCAGCATCTTCCAGTGCCACGGATGCGAGTCGCATCGGGACGATGAAATGCTGAATATCCAGCGCGGCGGCGTAATCAACGGTCGAGGGCATGGCCAGGGGGTGTTTCTCTACCTGGAGTTTTCCCGGCTCGCCAGCACCAGCACCGCGCCGGCCTGGGCAGCGGTAAACGATCGCCCCGGCACCGCATCGGCGGGCACCCGCAGGGCCACGACCTCGCCGGCCTCAGAGGCGAACTCCCGCACTCGGCCCGCGGCACTGGCCTGGGCCACGAGGAACCCGCCCCAGTGGCCTGCATCCACCCGATAGGGGGCTAGGAGGATCGCATCCTCGGCCGCCCAACACAGCCGCGGCGGTGGGGCGACGCCTCGGCCCTGGGCCTCCAGATCGGCCAGCCATGGGCCGTCGAGCACGAACCCCGGCAGGAGGTTGCGCTCCAGCAGCTCCAGCAGGGCGGCGCCGGCCTCGCTCGGGGGGCGCGGCTTCTCGGCCACCTCCACCCAGAAGCAGAAGTCCCGGAGGCTGTAGGGCTCGGGCTGGGCTTCGCGATTGCGGTTGGTCTCGGCGAGGATCAGGGCGATTTGGGCGACGCCTTTCTCTTCCTGGTGAAGCCTCTCTCGTTCGGCTGTGTGACCCGCCTGTAGGGCTTGGAGGACATAGCCGGCGGAGAGCTTCCCGAAGCGCTCGCGGCTGAACTCAGGGGCTCCGGGCCAGAATCTGCGGCAATCCCAGAAGGCTCGGGCCCAGTCGGGTCGGTCGCAATCGAGCTGCTGACCTCCTGCAACTTTCCCAGCGCCTCCTCCAACGCTCGCATCTCGGCCGCCGGGTCCTGCTGCAGGCCAGCGCCGGCCCGCTCCTCCTCCTGCTCAAAGGCGTGGAGGATCCCCAACAGGGGGCCGGGGAGCTTGCGGGTCTGCTCGTCGGTCCAGGCGGGCTTGATCCGCTGCAAGATCACGGTGACGGCCCGGATCGTGACACGGTTGGTGATGGCCCTGGCTTCTTCCAGGAAGGGGCCGATGATCTCAGCGTGAACCACCTGCAGGGCCTGCTCCTCGGGGCTCATCCGGCCGGCTTTGGCGCCCTGTTCCTGCGCCAGGAGCCGGACAAGCAGGCCGTAGCACCAGTGGGCAGTGTGATCGGGGGCGGCCTGGCTGAGGGCAACCGCAGCGGCGGTGATCAGGCGATAAAGGGCGTTCTGTGGGTCAATCTCCCGGATCCCCTGCATCTCGTCCACAGTGAGGTAGCCCAGCCGGGGGATGGTCATTTCCCCGCCGTTCCACTCGATCGTGGCGGTGGCCTGCTCGGGGGCCTGGGGGGCGGTTTCCCAGGGGAGGAGGTCAAAGGTCATTTCAGGCTGCGGAAGGCTTGGATGAATGATGCCCGGTATTGGGCCCGATAGTCATAGGGCTCGATGCCGGGAACTTTGATGGTCCCGATCACCGCCGAAGTCCAGGGCCGGGCGGGCAGGTTCACGAGGGGGCGGGTCCTGTCGCCCCAGGGATGGATGTTCGCGCCGTAGTGAACCGCCGTGGCATAGCCCACGGCCCATCGGAAGGTGCAGAGGTTGCCGCTGATCTGGAAGGAGTTGCTGGCCCGCAGGGTGCCGAGGTCCACGATGTTCCGGGGCGATCCCACCGGGCGGCCCCTGGTGCGGCTGCCATCGCGGCGGAAGGCGCCCCCGCGCATGGTCACCCGTGGCCAATCCCATGCCTTGGTGCCCAACGCATCTTGAAAGGCGCTGTTGAGCTCTGGGAACACCACTCGCGCCGCCGCCTCTGATGCCCGCTGCGCCCTGGTGAGGGTGGCCGGGTTCACGCGCACCGTTGCCCTGGTGGCCAGCCTCATCGCCCTGCCGCAAAGGTGCCGGTGAACTCGTCGCCGGCTTCAACGCGGATCAGGGCATCAATGCCGCCGATGCCCGAGAGGGTCGCGATCGTGACCCAGCCGCGCTCCGCTTCGGTGGTGGCCGGCAGGCTGGCCAGGTCGCCCATGAACGCCTCCAGCTTCTCGCCGCGGGGGAGCCCCGTGGGCCTGAGGCCGGTATCGGTCCAACTCCAGGCGCCCCCCTCGTCCAGCCAGTTGGCGCCGGATGGCACCACGGCCCAGCGGGTGATGTTGCCCTCGATGCCGCCCGAGCCGATGGAGCGCCCGCCACTCTCCCGCTCGCCGCCGGGGTCCTGGGCCTCAGCAAAGGCCTCGATCACCACCAGATCAGTGGCCCGCTGCAGCCCCTCCCGCAGGCTGGTAGCCGCTGCGGTGGGGCGCCGCCAGAGGAGGCGAAGGTTTGCAAAGGGGGCGAAGGGGGTGGCCATGGGTTAGCGGCGGCCTCTCGCGGCGTAGTCACGCGCAATGCGAGCGTTTAGCCCTGCGGTGGTCGGTGAATTGAGCCGTTGCTCCTGTCTTTTCAGCTCGGCCTTGGATGGTGGCTTTTGCATGTCAAAGGCCCGTTGCCTCGCCGCCTTTGCTGCACGCACGGCCCTGGCCTCAATCTGACGATCCCTGAAGCCTGTGCGGGCGGCCCGAGACATACGACGACCCACGGCCTCAATTCGTGTTGCCTGTGTCAGCAAGTCGTCTGCTGTTTTCGGTTTCTTGGATGACTTGGCCCGCTGAATCTGAATAGGAGTCTCGCCGCGCTGGGTTCTTGGGCTGATAATCCAGCCCTCTTGACTTCCTTGAGTGTGCCTTTGCGCGGTGAAGTTGCCTCCACTAACTTCCGACTTAAATGCGCCTAGCCCTAGCTTATTTCGCTTTGCAGGAGTCAAGGATGAACCAGGGATAAAGTACCCGGTCTGCCCTCTCCCTCGATCAAATGGAACCGCTCCCCGGAGACGGCTCAAGGAGGTCCACTCTTTGCCGTTGATCTTTGGCGCTGACGCCGCCTTGGCCTTGCCGGGCTTGGCCGCAGCAGCCTTCGCCCCCTTCCTCTCCGCAATCGCCCCCACCTTCAACCCCTTCGGCTTCACCACCGTCCCCGCCGGCCGCGCGGCCTTCATACGCCTCGCCGGAGGCGCCGGAACCGTGCTGGTCAGAACCTGCTGGGAGGTGGCTGGCTTCAGGCCACGGCGAGCGCCCCGCTCCCGTTGAATGCGGCGGCTCAGTGCCTGCCGGTTGTCCTTGAGGCCTTGCTTTGCCTCGGCTGCGTTGGCGGTGCCTGGCTTGGCGTTGCTGAGCCGCCGCCGGGCCCCTCTCACCGCGCCCACGTACTCGCTGATCTTGCCGCGATCGGCTGTGGGCCCTGGCCGCATTGCGGGGCGATTGGGGCGAATCACCCGCACCGACGACTTGGCCGCCGCCACAGGCTTGGCCGCCCCCTTCCCGCCCTTCCGAATCACCCCCGCTGGCCCCTTCCCAGCCATCCGCACCGTGGAGGCCGCCCGCGCCTTCCCGAGCCGGTTGGCGCCCTTGGTGACGGCCCCCTTCTGCGCCCGCAGGCTCAGCGATCCCCGCAGGCTGCGATCGGCCGGGTCTTTGGCGGCCAGCTTGGCGCGGCTGCGGCGGAGGCTCCCACGGGCCCCGAGGGTGCCGCCGGTGACCTTGGGCCTGGCCGCTCGCCTGGTGGCCGGCGTGCTCCGCTTCGAGGGGCCACCGCCGGGAGTCGAGGCAAATCGCCCGCTGTTGTCGCGCACGTAGCTGGTGCGCCTGCCTCTGCCGCCGCCGCGGGCCATGGGATCGGGGTCTACTGCCTCAGTTTTCCCGTGGCCCTGGGGCTGCCGTGCTCAGCGCTTCCGCCTGCCCTTGCCGCCGAGACGTTGGCGCACGGCTGCCAGTGCCTGATCCACTCGGGTGCGTGCCATCTGGCCAGCCACATAGGTGCGAGCGCCAGCAGCAGCCACGGCACGCACAGCGGCCGGCGCACCCTTGCGCTTCGTGAGCTTGCCGCCGCGGGCCGGGGGCAGCATCAGGCGGGCCTTTGCGGGCGGCAGGAGCTTCGGGCCGGTGCGTGGGGCCTGCCTGCGGCCCCTGCCGGGGCGGATCATGCCGCTGCGTGGGGCCATGGCCATCCGCCTCCGGTTGGATTGCTTGGAGGCCTTCAGGTTGTTGGTGGCCTTGGTTGCTGCGGACCGCTGCTGCGAGCTGGCGCCGGGGGTCAGCTTGGCTTTCGCGGCGCGGAGCCTGCTGCGCATGGTCAGGGTGCCGCCGAGAGCCTTGGGCTTCGGCTTGGCGGTGCGGCGGCTGGCTGAGGTGCTGCGCTTGGAGGAGCTGCCTCCGCCCGAGGACGAGAACCGCCCGGAGGCGTCCCTGGCGTAGTTGCGTCCTTTGCCTCTGCCGCGTGCCATGAGGAATCCCTGTCTGTCGGCAGTTTTCCCGCTCAGCTCCGCAGCAGCATCCCGGCGCCCATCGCCGCCTGCGGTGCGATCCGGGGCACGTTCAGGGCCGTGGCGATCCGGTTGATCAGCGCTTGGGTCCGCTCGTCCCGCTGCCCCTGCGCCGTGGCCCTGGCGCCGCCGCCGAAGCGGTAGCGGGCCTTCAGGAGGGAGGTGTCCCACGCCAGCTTGCCGGCCTGATTCAGCTGCTCATCCCGCGTGGGCGAGGTGCCGGGGATCGGGCCTTCGTATTCCTCGGCGTTCCCGAGGTGAGCAGTGCCCGCGTCAATCTCATCGGCCTGGATCTCCTCCAGGTTCACGATCTCGTCCAGCCACGCCTGGATCTGCGTCACGGTGCTGGGGCTGTGCGTGGCGACCGCGTTCATCTGCT